TGCGCTACGGCAGCAGGGGAAGCATTCAGTGCCTTGCCTACACGGCTATAGGTGACGGAACGCATCGCAGCGTTGCCGCCGCCCAATACACCGCCTGCGAGAGCGCCAAGGAGCATATCATAGCCGAAGTTGTCCATCTCGTCACTGTCGCCTGTGAGGGCCTTTTCAATGGCGTAGTTGATAACATCCTCTGCGCCCTCCTCAATGCCTTCGGAGAGAGCGTCCCGCAGCCACTTGCCACCCACGGAATTGGCGAGGTTATACAGGCCGGGGGCTTCCGCCATCAGTTTCTTGGCCACGGCCTGCCCGGCGGCAGACTTGCCCAGCGAGCCATACAAACCGCCAAACTGTTCGGTAAGCATGGAAGCGCCACCGGCAGCGGAGCCGAGTACGAATGCTGTATCCGTATTCCCGTACTTCTCATAGGCATCTGCATATTTATTGCCCGCAACGGATGCAGCCATCACGGGCAAACCGGAGCCAGGGAGGATCGCGTTTGCAACAAGGGACGGCACCATGTTCGAGATCGTATTGACCAGCTGCAGCGCTCCGCCCTCAACAGCACCAACGCTGGCTACATTCTTTTCGTGGCGCAGTTCTGCCTGCGTCTTATAGTCTGTGATGGGGATTTCTCTCTTATCGGCAAGCCCGGCCCGCTTTACGGCTTCGGTACCGCTTACGCCGCTTTCCATCAGCCGCTTGGCTTCCCATGCCTGCGCTTCCGGATTACCGGAAAGATACGAAGATGCTGCAGCGGCATACTGCCCCATGCTTTGGAATGCATTCTGCACGCCAGAAAGAACAGCATCGCCTGCCTTGAATTTATTCTCGTCCGGATTGTAGTCCTCTACCGCTTCCGCATTTCGCTGGTTCTTCCACTGGGTATAGGCGTTCTCGTACTCAATGGCAGCCTTGTTGGCAATCTTCTGCTGCTCCTTGGCCTGCTGCGGCATATTCCCAGCTCGCATATAAGCCCCGGCCTTAATTGCCGCGTCGTCCCTCTGTTTCTTAATCGCATCCAGCTGCTCCTTCATGACATCGCTTTGTTTACTAGAAGAAGCCCCAGCAGGCGCAGCCTGTGTAGGCTGCGTGCTGGGGGCAGAGGGATTATATTGGGTAGCTTTCTTCACAGATTGAACAAGAGAGTCAATGCCGCTCCGCTGGTAGTTCTGCTCAAGCTCCGCGGCAGGCGATGCACCGAAAGATTTTTGATAGTTTTGTTCCAGCGTTTTTCTATCCATTTTTCCTCCTGTCATTCAAGTCCGAGAAGTCTTGCCGCCATTGAATCAGAATAACCGGCCCGGCGCAACATGTTGTAGGAGTCCTGCAAGGCGGCATTGTAATTTGGGTTGTCCTTTTTGGTGGTTTTTGTCTTTGCCTTCGGGGCCTTTGCCAGCCCGGCGGAATAGCTTGCCTGTGCGTTCATCTTCCCGGTCTGCGGCTCCCGGTTCGCCTGAATCATGTCAAGGTATGCCTGATTCACCGCATCGGAATAGGCGTTATCCGCATCGGCAAGGCTGCTGTTATAGCGGTTGTTCAGCCGGACATAGGAGCTTTCCGCAAGGCCGCCATTGATACCCTCACGGGCCAGCTGCCCGGGGAGGTTCTTTAGCGCCATCTCTTTGGCAATGTACGCCCTGCGTGCATTGTCCTCTCGCTGCTGGGCCGCCTGTTTCTGCTGGGCCTCATACATCTGCTGGTTGTAGGCAAGCAACTGGTCATAGGCAGCGGTCTGCGCATCCAGCTGCGCTTTCAGGCTCTCAAGGTATGCGTCCCGCTCGGAGGTGTCCGTCACGGTGGATGAAATTTTCGGGGAAACTCCAGCTAGGTTAGCCTTTGCCGAAGCAAGAGCTCCGCCCTTTATCGCTGCATCTACAGCGCCCCTGCCGGGCTTATTTACTTCGGAGCCTGCTGCTGCGCCCGCCCTCGCCACATCGTACCCAATCGGTTTTATTGTGCGGTTGCTTCCGCCATCGTTTACAAGGGTTGTGTTCTTTCTCAGTGCCAAAATTACCCCTCCTTGTCATATGCCGCTGTGTCATACTGCTCCACAGCGGCTAAAATTCTCCCACGCAGCGCCTGTGCGCTGGCGTGTTCGGTTCTGTATTTTTCTTTGATTTCTTCCAGCTCGGCGACCAGCTTATCATAATCGCTCGGCACCTGCGCATCGTCATTGAGATACTGCCGCACCAACGACAAAAACGCGCTCCAGTGCGGTCTGATATAGGCAGGGCAATCTTTCCTTGCGTACCAGTCATGGTGCTGGTAGACGGCGTTCGCGTCCAAACCATGACGCTTTAGAATAGCAGCGCAAAGTCTTGCACCGTTATCTTCGGCAATCCGATTGTACTCGGCATCAGTACCGTCCATGATGATCTCGATGGCGATGGTAGTGCTGTTGCCGGGGCCATAGTTCCCATCAGCAGCGTGCCAGCCGACCTCGCCCTCGTCAAGGTTCTGCCATGCTTCGTTCTCGTCCACATAGTAGTGGACACGGACAGACCCCATGTTGCAGTTCGGGTAGGTCGCGCGGGTGTACTGCTCCGCCATTGTGGTTCCGTTAGGAATCTTGATGCGCCCAGTATTGTGAATAGTCACACCGTTAATGGCGGATAACGCCCGGTTTGCCTTGTACTGCGTACCTTTGCGGTATGTATAACCGGCCTCGGTATAGTCTCGGTTCCATACGGCGCTATCAGGAATAAGCTTTTCACAGATTTTTACGCCGTTATCATAGCGCACATTATCGGGAGAGAGGAAAGCCATTAGGCTTCCCCCTTTCCTTCGGCATCCAAAATAGCCGCATCAGTGTGTTTGACCATGCCGGTGGTGGCTGCGTCATATGTACCATTAGCAGCCAAAGCGACAATAACAGCGTTCAGCAGGCACAGCACCACGCCCTGTACCGTCAGAGCAGAGCCGTTAAAGGCTTCGGCTCCGATGAGGATGGCCACAGAGATGATGTAAGCAAGCAGCTGGGTGTTGATGTTCTTGAGAGGGGTCTGTTTCAAAAACTGGGTGATGATGGTGACCATCATGACTGCACCGGCATAAGTGCCAAGGGAAGTCCAAGTTACAAATTCGTTCATTTCCATTCTCCTTTACTTTACGAGGTTATTGGCGATTACAGCGACAACGGCAACAGCAATAGCTGCGCCGATACCGGTTAAAATAGACCGGAGGACAGCGTTCCAGTTGTCCCCCGGCTTTCTTTCCAGCGTCTCAAGGCGTTCGCCCTGTCTGCTCAATTCGGTTGTCATGGTCTCCATGTTGGTGGCCAAGCGGTTTACACTGTTGGCGATCTCGCCAAAGGCTTTCACGCTGTTTTCTAGGTTGTCAATCCGGTGGTTCTGCCGCCGGTTTTCATCCTCCATGCGCCTGGCGAATTCTTCATGCACATCTTTGGGGAGGAAAATATCCATTAGGTTACCTCCTCAAAATACTGGCCTATAAGCTCATGCGGCAAGTAATATAGTACGATAGTGCCTGTTTCGTTCAAACGCTTGCAGAGGTAGGTTTTGCTGTCCTCCGGGTCGAGGTAGTACTTGCTGTACTCGTATTCCATGCCCCTCGATGCCGGGATGGGGTCATCAATCGTGCCGGGAGAACTGACATTGACGACTACCCACAGGGCAGGAACAGCAGGAGGTTCCCAGTCTGCCTGCGAGGTGTGAGCCTGCAAGCATTTGTATACCTTGCCACCGTGTCGTCTGCGGTCACCCACCGCATACTTGGTATCAGCTTCCCATGGTAGGAACAGCATGGGGTTCTTTGCTGCATCAGCGTCCGCCAAAGTACCGGTCACGCTGTCAATGCTCGTCCGGATTTCCTGCGCCTGCTTTAAGATGTCATTCCGCATTGGCTGTTTCCTCCTTTTCTTCGGTTTCTACGCCAAGGGTTTGCAAAGCTGCTTTCAGCTGTTCCAGCTCTGCATCCTGCTTTGCTTTTACTTCTTTGGCTTTTTCGGTATAATAGCCCATTAGTTCACCCCCATAATATTAAGTGCTCTGAGCATGTCAGCAGTGTAAGATTCACCATCAAGAGTTTTCCATACATTGCTTTTTTCGTCATATAGATACGCGTCTACTTTTTGTGCAATAGAATTATTATCTCCAAGATATACGCTTAACGGATTGATATAAATTTTATTTTCTTTATCGCTTACAAATAAAACCCCTTTTTGCCCGAAATCACAGTTGATATAAAGTGTACCTTCGTCAAGGTGAGTTTTAGCTGTAAGTTCATAAATTGTGTTGTTTGAAGGATTGTACCAAGTTACGATTTGATTCTGATAGTCATAATTTGCGAAGCTTCTGGCTTGCTGCGATTGAAAAACTGAAAATGAATAAATTAGGCTCGAAACAGAAACGGCAGAATTCTGATTAACAAATTTATAAATTGAATTTCCTGCCAACCAATAGCTTTCATCTCCAATCCATATAATAGGAGAAACAGAATTATACCCATCATAAGATATTGGCGAAAAAGCTCCTACAACACCTGTTATGAAGTTATACTTTGCAGGTTTTTGCTGGTATGTTTGAGAAAAAATCTCGTTTTCTGTTCTCGCATACCAATAACAATTATAATTTCCGATGTTTTTATTTCCGATCGTAACAACAGAATTTGTCGAAAATGTATATTTGTAAAGAGTTTGTGAAGCATAATCACTTCCTGACGGGCAAATTAAAATATTATCGCCATCAATAACGACAAGTTTTGCATTTGCCCATATACCACCGCCAGAACTTGTTGGTGCAGTTGTCGAACCACGATATACAATTTCAGAAACTTTTGTCGATGGATTAAATCTTATAATATTGTTCTCGCCGCCCCAGCCATATGAAGATGTGCCACTCAAAGCACCGAAGATATATATCCATCCATTTCTTACTACACAAGGTGCAGCGCCAACAAGCAAAGGTAGATTTGATGCGACAAGAGAAATAGAACGAGTAGTTTTATCAAAGTAATGAACCTGCTTTGCTTGAGAACTATTGACAAGACCACCAGTAGACGATGATACTTGACCACCAAATAAATACCATCCGTTTTCGTATTTACAAATTGCACAATTTGTGTAAATGTCGCCACTCGACGCAGCGTAAGAACTATTTACCCAATCTTGCACCATCAAATTATAACTATTTATTACATTGTTCGGCTTCTTCGTTAGCGGAACCCACAGCTTACTTGTGTCTGTTGGAGGTGTGGAGCCAAAGTCAATGTTCAAATCAGCTCCACCGCCACCCAATGTAATAGGATTTCCTAAAATACTCATATTCACCCTTTCCGGGGTGAGTATTTAGTTCACCCCTAATATATTTAGTGCGTTCTGCATATCCGCTACATAGCTTTCACCGGAGAGGGATTTCCATTTGAGGTCTTTGCTGTCGTAGAGATATGCGTTTGTAGGCTGTGCTATGTTGTTGCTATCACCAATGTAAGCTTGACGAAGATAGGCTGTAATTTTGGTGTTTTTATCACTAACGATAGGGAATGGATTATCAAAGCCAAAATCAGCTTGCAGGAATAGATGATTATTCTCAAGATTTGTTTGAATGGTAAATGTTCTTACAGATGAAACAACGGGAACAGAACTGACATCTGGAGCTCCACCAAGCACCCATAGTTTGTTTGCAATTAAACCATAATAAGCACAGTTTGTAACACCAGGAAATTCAGTCGAGACGACGGTGCCGGTATCTGTTTCCGTGTCGTATTTGATAACTTTGAATGGAGAACTTCCGCCTGTTGTATTGGTACACAGAATATAAATATACTTCCCGTGCACACAGCAAGGAGCATACTGCCCATATGTTGCCGAATCGGCGCTTGCCAAACTTACAGACTTTAAGTATTTTTGGCTATCCAAATCATAAATTCTTAAAGAAGAATTGGTTGTAGAAGAAGTTCTACCACAAATTATATATAACTTGCTTCCAACAACAACAGCACTTGATGCGTATAAGCCAGTAATTCCCGGACTCCATAGTGAATATGAATTATTTGCAATATTATAAATGCGAATAAATTGATATATATATGCTGGGCCACTTTCAAATCCACCATAAATATATATATTCCCTTTATAATATGCACAGCATGGGAAATTATAATAGTTGTCGGGAAATCCGGCTAAATTCGTTAGTGTATTGCTTTCAGTATCGAACACAAATGCCTTCTTTGGTCCACCGCCAAAACAATATATCTTGCTGTCAACTACACAAAATGTACCGGATAACCATGTCCCAAGAGTATAAACATCTTCTGTTTCACCTGTTTCGGTATTAAAACGGCTAATTGCGCCAGTTGATGCTCCTAGATTACCTTTTCTGCCAGCAATCATGTAAATATATTTTCCGATTGCCCCATTTCCAGAACAACCAGCAGACATCGCATCCGGAAGTGCGTACTGCGTCGTAGAACTTACTTCGCTACCATAATTCAGCACAGGACTACACTCAACAGCACTCGGTTTTGTTGCCAATGGTACCCAGAGCTTGGTGGTATCAGAAGGAGGAGTTGCACCGTAATCAATGTTGAGTTTTACCCCCCCCCGTTGGTAATAATTGGGTTACCGTAAATTACGCTCATGCAGATACCTCCGTGATGGTCACCTGAACCGAAAGATTGGCATTGGGCTTCTCTCCCAGCGCTTTTGCGGTAAGGGTGCCATTGTTGTTTTCAATCCAGATAGCGCTGGTGCCACTGTCGATAAGTACGCCAAGGGCTGTTGCGTCCATTTGGATGTCTACTTTGCTGTTGACGGTGATGCCGGGTATGGTGACTGTTTGGGTATAGGGGCCGCTGCCTGTCCAGGATGCCGTGGGGAGGGAGAGGGTATTCTTCTTTACCTTGCAGGCGTTGATTGCCGTCTGCTGTGCGGTAGACACCGGCTTATTGGTATCGCTGGTGTTATCTACATTTCCAAGTCCGACCTGGGCTTTGGTCACGCCATGTGGGTTAGCCTTATCGGAAACATGGGTATAGGGGGCCTGCTTCACATTGTCCACATTGCTAAGGCCCACTTGCGTTTTGGTTACTTCGTGGGGGTTGGCCTTGCTTGCGATATGGCCGGGCACATCCGCCAGCGCCGCATTGAACGCCGTTTCCGTACCGGAATAGCCGCCCTCTACGGCGGTCTGATAGGCGGATTTACCATCGGCACCGGCTACGCCTGCGGGGCCTTGTTCGCCCTGCGGGCCAACGGGGCCTTGAACGCCCTGGATACCCTGCTCACCTTGGGGGCCTGTAGCGCCGGTAGCACCAGCCGGGCCAGTAGCGCCAGTCTCACCCTGTGGGCCTGTTGCGCCGGTATCGCCCTTTTCGCCTTTGTCACCTTTGGGGAGTACAAAATCGAAAACCGCAGCGGAGGTAGTGCCGCTGTTGGTAACGGAAGCAGCAGCGCCGGAAGTAACTGTACCGACCGTGATGGTAGCAGCTGCGCCGTCTGCGCCCTTTTCGCCAGGTGCGCCCTTTGGGCCTGTTGCGCCTGTTGCGCCAGTAGCGCCTGTGGGGCCTACTTCGCCCTGTGGGCCTTGGACACCCTGCGGTCCTTGCGGGCCGATGGGGCCTTGCAAAGCACCTACACTTACCCAGTCATTGGCCGTCTCGCTATAAATGTAGCACTCGCCATCTTCCTGCACATAGTACATCTTATCGTTACCGGCTGGGATCGCGTTTTTCAGCGCTGCCAGTGTAGGATAGCTGTCCTCGATATACAGGCTGGTTCCGTCTTTACCTGCGGGGCCTACGGGGCCTTGTGGGCCGATTGGGCCTTGCGGGCCTTCCGGGCCTCTGCCGCCGGGAGCGCCTGTAGCGCCGGTGTCGCCCTGTTCACCCTTGGGGCCTGCGGGACCAGCCGGGCCTTGTGCGCCGGTTGCGCCGGTTGCTCCACGGGCACCGGTTGCACCGGTATCCCCCTTGGGGCCAGTATCGCCTTTATCACCTTTGGGGCCGGTTGCGCCTGTGGCTCCGGTAGCACCGGCAGGGCCCTGTTCGCCTGTTTCGCCCTTGGGGCCCTGGATGCCCTGTACGCCCTGTAAGCCTTGCGGGCCTCTCGTACCCTGTGCGCCCTGCTCGCCCTGTACGCCCTGCGGCCCCTGCGGGCCTCTCACACTGACGGCCTGCGGGGCAATGGCGGTATCCTGAATGGTGAAGGACATAACGCCGCTGGCATCTACATAGGGAACAATAACGGGGCCTGTCAGGCCTTGGTCACCCTTCGGCCCCTGCTCGCCTGTGTCGCCTTTCTCGCCCTGCGGGCCGGTATCGCCTTTCAGGCCGGTAACAATGGTTTCGGAACCATCATCGGTTACTGTGCCATTGGCGAATTTCAGGCGGCTGCGCTGCGGTGCTACTGTGCCATCCGGCGCTATGATGATGTGGCCGGAAGAACCGGTGGCTTCCCATGTCTCGCCGTCATTGCTGGTTTCCAGCACCTTGTCACTGTTCAACCGGATGTATTTCACATTGCCGGTGATGATGCGCTTGGTCAGCTCCGCCTGTACGGTACTGGCACCACCATTAATATCTGCTGCGCCCATATTGCTGGCAGCCGCCAGTGCGTTCAGGGCATCCACAAGGCTGTTATACGCAGGAATGACGACCTCACGCACCACAGCCTCTACGGAGAATTGCATTTCACTGACGGAAAGGTTCGGGGTGGTGTCCTGCCCAATTACCCCAACCCTGTTGCCGTCACTATCGGTAAATACTGCATCCGGGGTATAGGGATTGCCGTCGGATGCTTTGATCTTTTCAAACATAGCTTACCCCCTGTACTTTCTCGTTTCTCGGTACTCTACTGCAATGTTCTCGATCCCGAAAGGCTCCGCATTGCCATTGGAGAAGCGGAACCGCACTTTATCAAGGTTGCGCATATCCAGCTTTCGGCCCAGCACCTTCGGGGTCGTATCCGTACTCCATGTCCATTTCGACCAGTCTATATCCTCCCATGAGAAGAAGCGGGCAGTTCTCGCATCGGTCAGAATGGAGATCCATTTGCCGCTGCACATCGCATAGGCGTTTACACTGGTGCGCACAAAAGCGGACAGCCTGCAGGCCATGTACCGGAAGTGTTTGCTGGAGTAAAAGGTCTTGCCATCGATATCTGGGGTTTCCCACTGGCACCCTACTGGTGTGTATGTCTCCCCGTCCATCGTGTCGTTGTAGGAGTTGGGAGCGGTCTCATCGGTATTGAATTTGCATACTTTGCCGTCCGCCGTACCAAAGAACAGTTCGCCGTTATCGTCCCAGATCACCCTTGCGGGTATTCCGGTCAGATAAAAGCACTCGTACTGGTAGTTGGAATACGGCTCCCCATCCTCGTAGTGCTTTTGCAGCAGGTCAAGCACATACACGCCAGCACCGGCCGCAATGAAATAAAAGTCCTTGTGGATGCAGGCATAGGCATCGGCGATATTGCTTTCCGAAAGCAGCTTCGGATTGATATAAAAGCTGCGGCTCTGCACATAGCGCTCGCCGGTCACATCGGAAGCAGTCAAGGCAAATATGCCGGTGGAGGAAAGGAACAGCGGCTCGTTATCGGTCGGCACAAAGCTGTGCGGAGCGATGGCGCCGTGTCCGGTGATAACATTTCCGGTCTTAAATGCAAAGGTCTCCACGCTGTTGCCGAGATCATCGGTCGCCGTTACCGTGGAGCCGGTGCGCACATACACCGCGCCGGTGGTTCCGCTCTTGTGGGCCGCTATCCTGTCGCCCACGATGGAATAACCTACAATGCGCTCGCTGTCCTCGCCCAGTATCGAATAGGATAGATCGGAAAAATAGGAAAAATCATTCTGCGCCGACCAAAAATCCCTGTTCTTAAAGTTCGGATCGCCGGTCACAAATAGCCGGGTTCCCGTCTCGCCATACACAATACAGGTATCGCAGTTCGTAATGCGGCTGCGGCTCTCGCTCCTGTCCTTTGATGCAGTGATATATACATTGTCCGCGCCCTCCAAAGGGGATTTACCCGGAGCGGCTACGAATGTCACGGTGCCGCTGGTGCGGTTTACAGTAAAGTCTGTAGTCTCTACCTTGTCTACGAAGGAACCGTCAGCTTGCAATATCTTTGCCGTTACAGGTGTTGTATCCAAATTTTCAAGGGAAAGTTGGAATACTGTTGCTGCTGCGGTCTTATCTCCTACATAGAAAGATTCCGTCCACTTATCCGACATGAGGTTGATATCCTCATAAGTTGTTCCGCCGGTACCATCCGGATTTTTATTGATAACGATGCGCGGCACATAGGCGCTGTCCGATACATTAGCCACGGTAAAGGTTCCGTCACTGTGCGTTACCTTGTAGTAGTGTGCTCCATCCAGCAGGTACAGCGCTTTATCGAAGTTCTTGCCAACCGAAAAGGCATCGTTCATGGCGGAAGAGATCAGCGTATCGCCTGCATACAGTTTCGTGCCCGCATGGATAATATCTGTCCCATCCAGAGAGAACCGACCATTGATACGGCCATCGTATACCGCCGTCTTGGCAAAGCCAAGGCGCTTTCTCACGCGGCCGGGGGAGGAACGGATCATGTTCTCGCAGTTGGGGCTTCTTCTTGGGTCAATATTGGTTGCGCCGCTGGAAAAGTCGCAGCCATAAAAGTCGTTAATGACCATGGCATTGGTCTTTACCACATCAGCGCTGGGGAGTTTTGCCGGGGAATATCTCATTTGCTCCCCTCCTTACATCATGAATACGGTTTCAATTACTTGGTGTTTCTCGATGTCCTCGTCCGTCATAGCGCCTACCATCTCGGCAAAGCGTCCGGTGAGGAACTGATTCAGCGCCAGTGTCTCATCAATGCCGCTTGTGGCATCAATGGCCAGCCGGAGTGGAATCAGCGGAACCGCCTTGGGCTCCACCTCTATCTCGGTCGCACCGGAAGCGCCTGCAAGGGTGGCGTGCCGGTGCTTATACTGGATATCGAACTGCCCGCTGTAATGGTACGGGATCGCAATATGGTATTCATCCAGCCGCCGGTAGTCGGAAAAGTCGCGGAAGGCCACGCCGTCACCGGAGAAAAGGATTTTCACCATGCCGTTCATCTGCTGGGGCAGTTCATACGGCACCCATGCTATGTGCTCCGGGATTTCTACCAGCGGGAATGCATAAAACGCAGCGTTTCTTACCTGGAATGGGTACTGCGATTCCAACTTGATACTGCCGTTAAAGCTGCCGGAAAGCCGCTGGAACTCAGGAGCGGTAATCTGCCGCCGGGCCCCATCGATATTCGCTGTTAGAACACCGCAAATTTCAAGCGTGTAGGCTTTTGCATCACTGTTGGTAAACTCGTAGGTATCACCGGGATAAACCGTCTTAGCTTCAAAATGGGAGCCCTCCATGCACCGAGGCATGTTCTGAACGATGCTGATGGATTCGATCAGCGGGAACTGCGATTCCACCATTGCAACAGCACCGTCCAGCAGGTGCTCCATTCTGTCCTTGTAGTCGGCTATAAATCCGTTGCTTGCGGCAGCGCCGTTTACGGTGGCTTCATCTATCCACCGAAGCGCACCGTTGATGGCATCGTTCTTGTTCATTCAATCACCCCATGTACCCTGCTTCTTCAAGGATGCGGGCGACTTCTTCGGGTACATCTACCCATTCGCCGCGCTTGATCTGATAGGTATAGCCGTTGATGCACACAGGCACTACGACATCTTCTTTGTTCAGCTTGTCCTTCGGCAGACGGATGCGTACCTTCTTGCCCTTGGCAAGTTCCTCGCCTGTCTCTTTCTCTACGATCTCTCCGATCATGTCGGGATTGTCAGCCTTTTTGATGTTAGCCATATTAAATCCTTTCTGTAAAAGAAGGGAGGGGCGTTACCCCCTCCCTTGTATTTGGTTAGGCAGAAGCCATGGACTGGATGCAGACCATCGCCAGCTCCTGCAGGCGAACAGTAACCGCCATCGCTTTCCAGCCGACACTCGCGCGCTGGTTCAGGGGGTCCTCGGTACCGGCGGAGCCAGTGGGCTTGATGATGATTTCGGGCTTGGAGGAGCCGTTCACATCGACCACGCCGTAAGCGTCCTTGCCTACGATAAGGGTCTTATGCAGGGTACCCGCAGTAGCGGTCGTTGCATCGGTGGGACACATGGTGGTCAGGATGAAACGGACACCATGGATACGGCCGATCTCGCCCTTCATGATGTTCTCGGCGCCGTTGTACTTAGAGATATCCTGCCACAGGCTGTCGTTCTGCAGGTCGTATGCTACACTGGGATCGCAGAATCCGATGTAATAGCCGCCCTCCAGGGGCTCGGCGTTGTTGTTGCGCAGGGTGCGCACCGCTTTCTTGATCTCCTCGCTGTTTACCACCTTACCGGCGGCGATAGCGGCAGCGGAAGCAGCGCCGCCAGCAAACTGCTGGGAAGTACCCTTGAAGATAACATCCGCGCAGCGGGTCTCCAGGGTCTTGGCGGCGTTTTCGCCCATCAGCGCAGCGGACTCCGTCAGGACGGGGTCGATGCCGACCATGCTGATCTTGTCAGACAGGCGGACCCAGTTGCCCTCCTGCGCCACGGTAGCGGTCACAGCAGTGATGGACAGGTTGTCTCCGTCAGGGGTCACGCCCTCGGTCAGGGATGCAGCAGGGACATCAAGGGAGTTGAAGCGGCGGAAGTTGATAGTGTCACCCTCGTTCTTCGGCATGGGGCGCTTCTGGCCGTACTTGAGGAAGGTCAGATTGGGCAGCAGCCGGGACAGCAGGGTGCGGTCGTAAAAGGTTTTCTGTTCAGCGGTAAGATTACCGTAAGTCTGGGTAGTAGTTGCCATAGTTTTATACACTCCTTAATTTTTTAATTCCCCCCGGAGTGCAGCTTGATACAGCTTTTCAAAGTCTTTGTCCGACATCTTCATGTAGTCGGCTTCGGTTTCGGGGCTTTCGCCCGTCAATGCTCCGGGAGATGCTTGTGCGTTGTTGTTGATTCTTCGGAGCGTGTCTTCCTTTGCCTTGTTTGCAGCATCGTTGGCGAGGTCAAAATAGCTGTTCGCCAAAATTGTGTTGAACGCTGCATCCACGCTGCAGGGCGTCCCCTGCTGGGTGCAGTAGTCCATCAATTCAACCACTTGGTCCTTTAGCTTTGTGAATGTCTGCCCTCTTACAGGGTCAGCCTCCAGCTCTCTCATGCGCTCATTGCTCCGCAAGCGGGTAATCTCCGCTTCCAAGGATTGATTTCGGTAAGCTGATACGGGGTCGGTTTGGCCGTCCTCGTCCAGCCGCTGCATCGCAACAAAGGCTTCATACTCCGCCTTTGTGGTGATGGGTCTGTCATTGTCATAATGATTGGTCAGGCCCATGCTGCGGATAAAGTCGTCCACGCTCTTTTGGGATGCTTCTTTGATTCTCCGTGACACACGCTGTGTCTCGGTCGGTTCTTCCTGTACCGCAGGTTCTTCCTGCTCGACAGGCTCGGTTTCCTCTACTGCGGGAGAGGAGTCGATATCTTCTTCGATATCTTCATTGGCAGCAGTCATGATTTCTTCGTCCATAATTTCCTTTCTGTGGCGAGGTTCGGTTTGTTCCGTTTAGCAGCCACTTAAAAATTGGTTATCCCTCCAAGGGGTTGGTCACATAGGTCGGTGTCCTGTTGGTGCATTTGGGGTTCTTGCACTCCAGCTGCAGTTTGATAAACGCTTTTGTCTCTGTGGTTGGAGAGGTATCCCCGGTGAATGTAAGGTATTTGCCGGTGATCCTCATTTCGGCTTTACAGTTTGGGCACAGCATTGTTGCCACCTCCTGTGAACTTGTCCATGACGGTCGGGGCCTTCGGCACATCCGGCAGCGGAACTCCGCCAATGCCGGAAACGCTCTGTACGCCGTTCACTTCTTCCTCCGGAACGCCAGGCATTCCAACCGCTTGCGGCTGGGTTTCCCGCATTCGCTTGAACTTCTCCTTGAATGGAGCTACATTCGGGTCGGAAAGCTCGATGTACTGGTCGATGGAAATGTCTCCTCGGTCAAGCATCTTGTCCAAGGTGGCCTGTGCCAACACCGCAGAATACTCGGAGGAGGCTCCTACATCCACCTGCAGGTCAAAGTCGTACATGGCGTAGTCAGTGCCCGTAAATGCTCTGCCGGATACCTCGTCCCCCATCTCAATGACGATTTCCCGCTTGTCGGAGCAATATGTTTTGAAAAACTCCATCCAAATGCGGCCAATCTCTTTTACTGCGTGCCAGTATCTGCGCTGAATCTCGTTGACAGGGGTCTGCGCTTGGTTCTGCAAAGCGATGATTGCGGATGCTGCCATGTTTGCACCCAAGGACTCGCCGGTCGTTACCTCGGTCGTGCCTGTCACTACGCGGGTAAGGTCGATCATGTCGTTGCTCACCTGCGTAGCAGCAGACGAAAACGCCGGAGGCTGCAGGTACGATATCCCGCCGTTGGAGTAGTCGGTGACGATTTCCCCCGGCTCGTTTGTCAGCGGCTGTCTGATAGCACCGGGCTTTGCCACGATCTTTGGGAAGCCCATCTGCTGGATGGCCAGCGCCTGCATCCCGTACATAAAGTTGATGAGCTTTTGGTTGGGGATAAGCCCCTCGATTTCGCCGATGCCGTAAAAACAGGCTTTACGCAGCTTCCAGTTGAGCGCCGCCACAGGGTACAGCTTGATGCGGACGGGGCTGCCCTGCGGGGTAAGCGGTACTGCTTTGCATATCTCCACGCTGCGGGTCGCTTTGTCAAATACGACCTCACCGTTCTTGCGGTAATACTTGGTCAGCACCGTGACCTTTTCGTTTTCCTTGCCGTCCAGCTCGATTCTCTCTGCCTGATAGGTGCTTGCATCCTCAAATTCATCGGGGCAGATGTTTGCCACCTTTTCCGCAGGCAATCCCCTGTCCTTTGCCATCTTGCGTACAGCGCCCAATTTGAGCCGCTGGGCGATGATTAGGTAGTCCTGCTTCTGCACATCCCGGAGCTGCGGGTTGGCTACAAAAAAATTGAGAGCATCCACGGTTTCCCCACGAAGCTCCCCTACATATTTGTCGCCTGTTACGCTGGTGTCCCAGTAAAAGTGCCATATGCCTGTGCCGTTGGTCGCTGCATCGTCACACGCCTCGTTGCACAGTTTGTCCATGTCGGCTCTGTCCCAGATCGTCCGTGCGTACTCGGTGCAGTTCTCGGCGGCGTCCTGGTGCATCTGGTCAAGGATTTCGTTACCGCTGGCGCTGCCCTGTCTGTAGACGATGCTGACAGGCTGGTCAAGCACGCTGGAGCGCTTGCTGCGGACGATCATGTCCACGATGTTAAGGACGGGTCTCGGCAGGTTTTTGGTGCGCTCTGTCGCCTGTGGCCACTGGTCGCCCTCCTTAAATCGCACAAAGGTCGGGAATTTGGTGCTAAAGCCCATCTTGTTGTGGTACGCTACACCCTCTCGGTATAGCGTCCACAGGGTTACATCACTCATATCAATCCTCCGGGCCGTTAAGCCACTCGTTGAATATCTTTGTTGCATATTGCTCCTGCGCCGTCTGGTCGTCCCCTAACGCCCACAGGATCAGGCGTTTGAGCCATCGCCTTACCATACCTGATACCCTCCTTGTTCTTCGGTCTGCCGCAGCTCCGGCGGCAGCTTGTACTTTGTAACCGGCGGCTGTCCCGCATACGGTCTCCCGCTGCAAAAATACCTGATGGCATCAGGTGCATGGGTCAGCTCGTGCGGCTCTGTCGCTACATCGTTAGGCTTGTGGTCATCATACTGGACCATCGGCAAACAGCGGATGACCTGCTTACAGTTGCGGAAAAACCGAAGCCCTGCTATCCTCGTCTTGTCGCCGGTTATGATATCTCTGCTGTCCCTCGGCTTGAGCCACTCGTGTACATCCTGCCAGCCGTTGATACGGTCGTTGTCCACCTTGACCAGCGGGATGTCCTGCTCCATAAATATATCTGCCACGCTGCGGCCTGTGTCATTACGCCTGTTCCACAAGTCGGGCGGTGCAAGCCATTGCTCGATCTTATCGTCCCCGTTGGCCTCCTTGATACGCATGGCGGCATCCGATGCAATCAGCCCCGACTCGTATATCTCTCGGTACACATAGCCGTTTCCCTCGCCGTCAATGGCGATCCAGTATCCGGCCAACATATCCAAGCCGTAGTCCATGGCAAAGTAGCGTCTCCACCAGTCAGGTATCTCGATTGGGTCTATCACATGGATATCATCACGCCACTCGGCAAAATACTGACCTGCAAACACATTCCAATCGCCATCCAGCCATGCCCGGCGCATATCTTCCGGTAGGGTCTCCAGCATCCGTACATAGTCTGGGTCCTTATCCACCAAAACCGTGTTGTCGTACACCTTGGCCGGGATAAACTCGTAGTCTTCTGGGTTTTCAGAGGCCATGTAGTCCCTGTCGATAAACAGGCGCTTGACCCACGCATGGCCGACTCCGCCGGGGTTGCAGGTCAGATACATCCGATGGGGGAAGTCGTTGGCGCCTCGGTTACTGGCCACAAGGTTGTTGTACATAAACTCTGTAAACTGGGTGGCCTCGTCCAAAAACATGATGTCGTACTCTTGCCCCTGGTACTGCAATACATCGGCCTCGGCGGAGCAGTATCCAAAACGGATACGACTGCCGTTTGGGAATATCATCGCCTTTTCCGAGTCTCGATAGGTTGCTATATCCGGCTCCAAAACTTTGCGCAGTTCCAACACATGGTTTTGCCACAGGTCGGCATATGTGCGGCGCAGGATCAGTATCTTGATGCCGCTATAATTAACGGCAAGCATGGTGGCCTTTGCTCGAACCACCCAGCTCTTACCGCCGCCTCTGGCACCGCCGTAGCATACTCTGCGCTTTTCCGACAGCAAAAACTGCTCCTGCTTGGGATTCGGTGTGCCTAAATTGACCGTCATTTGGCGTACTCCTTGCCATTGCCCAGCACGATCTCGATTTTGGGTATCTCGCCACCCAGATCAATCGGCTGATTGGCCTTGCCGTATACACGATCAAGTACGGTTTCAGCGCACTTTACCCGCGTTTCGGTTTTCTCATTTGTGTTGTTGAGGGTATCCACCAGCAACTTGACTGCCGCAGGAGTCGCCGCTTTCAGCATTGCTTTGGCGTCTTCGGGGATTTTCGCCCTCCCACTTGGGTTCCCACTCTGCCCTTTTTTCCATGGGCGCAGGTTCTCTTTGCTTTTCGCACTGCATCCACTGGCCATCTTCGGCACCTCCTTTCAAAATTCGTCCCGCCCTATCCCTCCCGGTGTCTACTATGCCGGGCTACCAATTATTGTTACCAAACCGTGGTTATCCGCTTAGTGCCTGTCTTGTTCCCGCACAGCAGGAGCGTCTGCGGCTGCTCATGGTCGCTCTCGCTGCTGGGCAATAGCATCTTCCGGGCTGCGTAGCCCCCGTACTGCTGCCATGCAGTACAGCTAACCACTACCAGCTGCTTGGTACGGATAACATTGTTGTTACTGTCCACCACGATCTTTTTGGGCTTACTGATGGTGCCTTTGTGGGTATGGCCAACAATCAGAGCGTCAATGCCCTCTATGGTGTAGCCGAAGCGCTCATTGCGGTTGACCGTTGCACCGGTGTAAATGCCGCCGCCGGAGCCATGGGTAACAGCCATCGTATAGCTGGTGATAGGAATATCTCTTGTTACCCTGCGCCCAATCTCCAGTTTGAGGAATGCTATATCCTCGGCGTAGTAGTCCTCCATGTCCAACTTGCACATGATATCGCCCATAATGTCTTGGTCGGTATCCTTGGCTGTCCTCGCTTCGTGGTTACCGGATACCGCGCAGAGTATCTTATCCTTGATGGGCGTTAGCATTTCCACCATCATCTTTTTCTGCTCCCGCGGGCGGATATAATCCTCAAAGGGGCTTCCAACCGCGTTCCGGGTATTGTTGTTGATGAGATCGCCGCCAAGGATGAGATAAGCGTCCTCCCGCTCTACCCGGCGGCAGAATGCTTGCCAGCCCTCTTTATCATGTAGGATGCTGCCCAAATGCACATCAGATACCGGATATACCTTGATGGTGTCGCTCTGCGGGATTTTGCGGACTATTAAATCCATAGGTATCTCCTCCTTTATGGCATAAAGAAAGAGAGCGCCTTTCGGTACTCTCTGACTGCTTTTGGTAAGGCAGACTATTGCGAACTTGCGGCCTGCCAGCGTGGCACCTTTTTTACGAAGGTCATGTATCTTCGGCCGATGGGATAACGGGGCATCGGCGACCCCGTAAAAAGGAGGTAAAACATGAAGGTGGAGCACCCGATAGGGCTTGAACCTATAACCCGCTGCTTACAAGGCAGCCGCTCTACCATTGAGCTACGGGAGCAGATTGCCGGGATTAGGGGCCCGGCTCCCCATCAGGAGGAATGTCAAGGGAAGTCTGTGTTTTACCACACTATCAGTATACACTGTATATGCATCTTATTTCTGCCATGTTTCTGCCATCTTTACAGCTCCGTCAACCCATACCGGCAAAGGGCATATCTCATCAGCGCTTCGTCCTTATCCCGGTACACCTCTCGTTCGCTCTCGTTGAACTCCTGGCAAAGTCTCTGTATGTAGCCATATTCCCGGCGGATGTAGAACAACTCAAGGATGCGCCGCTGCTTTCCCGTCAGGCAGGCCAGTCCTTTCTCCACTTGGGAAGTCTGCCACTTGACTACCGCAAGGTTTGCCGAGAGCGCATCCCGGCGGGAGATTGCGTTAATCAAATGATCTTCCCGGCCGCAGCCACCGCCCTTTACTGGTGTAGCATCGCTGGTAGCGGACCGGATGCCGTCCATCTGCTCATTGTAGCGGCGGATTTCTTCCGGCAGGTTTTCCAGTGACCGGAGCTTATAGCTGTGGCATTTCAGCTCGTCAATGCAGATGCGCTTGTAGTCAATCATGTTTCCCCCTCCTCCGCTATTTCCAAAATGGACTGCTTCACGCCCTCCTCCTGGCAGTAATTGCTGCCCTTGTGGTAGCAGGTTTCGCAGGACATTTCTTCCGGGCACTCGTAGCAGTTGCGCACAGTGTCATATCCCCGATCGGCATATTCTTCCCGATTGGCGACAGGACAGGTGCCGTTAATACATCTGTCCCCCAGCCAACAGTGTCTAATGTCTACTCTGATGTTCAATGTCGACTCTCCTTCCTTTCCCCATAGCTGCAGAAATCGTCCTCGTGCATCTGCGCACAAAGTATATTCGGCTGCCCCGGCGTGCCATCTCTGTACTTGCAGTCCTTACATCTCTCCACCGGCACAAGGTCGGTAGGGAGTACAGGATTCACTTCTTTTCCTTCTGCGATACATGTCAATGCTGCAAGAATACGGTCGCCATGATAATAACTATGTCCTGCAATAACTCTGTAAATATCGTGAAGTGATACTGCCTCAGCACATGGCATATCTGCCAGCACTCGTTTTGCGTCTGCCATTGTAGCATTTGGTTCAGTTACTTCCAATTCGGTCAACTTGGCAATTGCCGTTTCTCGCTTAATATATTCGTCCATTGTCAACCATCCTGTTCCATGCTTCGATTGCTTTTTCTTTGCTGGGCAGCCCAGATACTTTCATCTCCTTTGTGTGGAGGCCATCACCAGCCCTATATCTCCCACAACCGGCGCTCCACCCAAAGTCTGCTCTATCGTAAGTATCGTACATATGGATAACGGTTGCAACTCCACCGCACTCAGGGCAGCGTTTCAATTCAGCCATCCTTCATCGCCTCCAATGCTTTCTCCGCCTCCTCGCGGGTCAGGAATACGGTCTTGCCAAACGCCCCAAATGGCGCGCTATACGCGTCTCCCAGACCGCCGACTGGCACAATATAGAAAATTTTTCGCCAACCGTCCAAAACCGCGTGTTTGACCTCACACTCCCGCACACGCTTTTGGCCATCAAGCAGTGCAAATACATGCTCTCCTGATTGACATGGCAGCACCACCATCCGACCGTCCTTGTCGGCTTCCGCCAGCTCGCGCAGGCGAGCATCGTCGTCCGTCTGGTGGAGCAGCTTGTCAAGCCGCTCAATGATATTGTCGGCGTGCTTGTTGATGGCGTATTCTGCTTCCGGCGATATTTCCCGCACACTCGCCAAATCGTTAATTTCCTCCGGCGTCAGTCCCGTGTCCTCGTAGGCGGCAAGGCGGCATTGGAGCATGACAATCCACTCATCCTTTGTGTACTTTTCTTCGTATTCTGTTGCCATAAGAACTTCTCCCGTTTTAAGCCGGTATGTCAGTCGTTCCATCACTCTACCTCCCGTTTCAGTTCGTCATACAACTCGCTGAACCTCTTGTCCCACTTCCTTAGTCCAAAGAAAAAGCACACGCCTAACACAATCCACAGCACGCTGGCGATGTTTTGCAACAAATTTTCCATCATTCTACCTCCTTAATTAAAGCTATCAGCGTTTCTATTTCTTTTACGAGGTCAAGCGCTCTGCTTATGGCTCCGATTCTGATGAGCTTTCTGCCTGCCCATACGGCAAACCTTGCAGCGTCTCTGCGGGTAAGCCTTCCGAGGCATATTTCAGACCATTTGTCAAAAGACGAATTTGAATCAGGCGGATTCATACCAATAAGCCACCAATCGTTGCCGAACCTCAATTCGAGCCCAAAGCAATAGAATTTCTCCGGGTTGATTTCCACCTTGATTATTTCGTACCAATCGAGCGATGGCATCGTGTATTCAAACACAAACGATTCTTTTCCCTCCATTATTCTACCTCCTGCATCCAAAACTCGCGGCGGCAGTCAGGACATTTGACGCCAATGTTTGCACATCCTCCATATGCGTTCCTATGCGATGTAGAAATTGGAGAGGGGCATATTGTCAGCACGCCACAACAGTCAATATCCGCATCCGGCCAGTGCTCAAGAAACACGCTCTGCCGTGTCTTGCGCGGGTGTGCAGCAGACCAATTCTCGACCATAGCAACCTGATCCGTAGCGTCCAGCGTTGACCCTTGATCAAATGCGCAACATAGCTCATTCTTGCAAGCATTAGAAGCTGGGCACCCAGTACATCCATCACCAAAACTCTCGCACATTCTATTGCGTTCCTCAATAAACTTCACAGCATCCATGTTATCCCTCCTTTACCGACAAAGTGTCGTTTCTAACCACGCCTTTGTTTTCGTCCATTTCCTCGTACCGGCACACGCCCGGATGGTTTACTACGGGGCAAAAATCTGCAACCGCCGGGCAATCGCTGTTTACACAGACTTCATCTTCCATCCACTTGCACATCATCCCACCTCCAGTGCCATAAGCAAATCCTTGTAGTCCAGCAGCAGCGCCCATATCTGCTCCGCATCGTCATGGTCGAGGGTGACTGCACCCTCTGCGTCAACGGCAGCAGCCAGCCGGTCTATGTCCCGGATTACTTCGTAGTAGTCCTTTACGGTCATTGGCTCACCCTCCAAAATTCTCAAGATAATATTGCTTGCAGTCCTGCCAACCCTTGTAATAGGCTGCCTGCTCCCGGCGTTCCTGTTCCTCTGCGGTCATCTCCGCCTGGGCCATTTCATCCACATGGTTCCACCTTTCTGCCGAAATAGCCGATAGAACCATTATGCAGGTAGCAACTAAGATTATCGTAACTGCCGCTGGCATCCAGTTCCTCATAGCGAATCCCTCCTAAATCCGAAGAATGTCTTTATTTGCGGCAGGGTCTCCAGCCTGTGGCCATCTACCGTTATCAGCGCTGCGTAGCCCCGGCCTATCCAGCCACGGTGCCAAATCCCCCGGGCTTCGTAGTAGTCAACGCTCTCCCGCCGCTCCGTGGTTTTGCCGCAAACTCTTATCTCGATGTCGATTTTCCCGTCCCGGCGCTTTATCCAATTCTTTGGTCGCTTATACTTACCGGCTGCCGCCGCGTCCTTGTAGCATTGCTTTGAGCAGTACTTTTGTCCCGGCTGGCCGAAATATTCCTTCCCGCAGTATTCGCATTTCTTCGGCTCGGCTTTTTTCATACTGCTTTTGCGGGCCCGGATGCTGTCCATGGCCTTTTGGCACTCCTTGCAATACAGCTGCCTGGGGTTGGTGCTGCCTATCGGCCCTCCGCATCTCTTACAGGGCCGGTTTGGGTCTCTCTTGATTCCATAGCGAGACAAGATTTGGGCCACATAGCCGTAATCAAGATCGAGAATTAAGGAAATCTCCCTGTTGGTCTTGCCCTCCCGCACCAGTTGTTCCAGGAACTCCGGGTCGTTTGAATTAGAACAGCCGATTTTGGCGGTAGGAGACGCTTTATCGTATGACATCATAACTCACCACCTTTTCATGCTCGGCCATCTCTGCGCGCATTTTTATGGCTTTTGTGGCAGCGTTCCAGCGCTTGATAAATTCCTCGGCACTTTGTCCCTCAAAAACCGGATTCTCCCGCTCTACATCCTTCTGCCCCATCAGGGTACCTCCTTTGATAGTCCTTCTTCGCAAATATCCACTATGTGCTGGCACAGTGCTTTAGGAATTATGCTTCTTTCACGGCTATTCTTTAATCCGTACTGTGTCCCTCCAACCTCCATTTCAATCCCCTTGGCCTTCATCGCCCGAATAGTTGCAGAACGGGGAGCTCTTTCGTGGCAAGGGTCCCCATTCTTGCACATTGGCTTGAACTTAGGCTCCGGGTGGTTCGTCCAAATATCCGTTGGCTTCATTCGTGTATCCCCGTATTGGCAATATGTAACAGTGTACCTCGGAAAACCTTGCATCCATGACATCTTCCGCATCCCGCCCCTTGGATTTTCGATGAACCAAAACCTTGGCTTAATGTCCTTGATGAGTTGTAATACATGCTGATCTACCATATCGCAAAATTTTGCATAGTCACTGACAGGGTCAAGGTTTCCTGTTACAGGATTTTTTCTCCTGTGATGGCTTATAGCAGCAATGCTGAATGTGGAACAGTCCGGACTTGCCCAAATCACATCCGGGCGTCCAAAACGATTCAGAATTTCATCCGTCGTGACTGTTAAGATATCTGCATAAAGATCGATGTTTTCAAAATTCTTATCCCATTCCACAGAAAACACTTGATGCCCTCTGTTTTCAAACGCTTTCCCTATACTCCGCGTTCCAGCAAACAATTCAAGTACTTTCATCCGTTACCTCCTCTATTTCAATTTCTGTTCTTGGGTTTTTGGGGTCGTATGCCCCACGCAGCCGCAGCTCGACATGGTCAAAGCTGTCGTCTGCGATTACTCCCCGGTGTACCAGCCCGTCCATCAGCATCTTGCCGTTGTAGTTGTCAGGGTCATGACGGTGCCGGGTGGGAAAGTAGTAGGTGATGGTCACCACCGCCTTGCCCATTGGTTTGCACTTGGGGCAGTATGCAACAAACAGCTGCAGCCAGCGCTGCTTTTCTGCCCGGTAGTCCCAGGCGTTCGCACGACCAGCGTATTTGTTCAGCGATGGGGGGATTTCTGGAATTGTTATTTTCACGCATTCTCCTCCATCATCCGCTCCGCCAGCGCCAGGTCATAGCTGGGCAGCTGCTTTACCTCTGCCATACCGGCCAGCTTCGCCCGGATATCCGCAGGCAGGGCTTGCATTTTGCGCTCGCTCTCCTGCCTTGCCCGGTAGCTGCGCATAAAGTTGGACTGCACCACGCTCTGCAATGTCCCGGTGTCCATGCTGGCCCATTCCCGCAGCTGGGAGGGGTGTCCTACCAACCGTTGTAGGTTCTCCGGCAGGTCTGCAAACTCTTTCTCGCTGTTGTAGCCGCTGTTCCGCAGGGCCTTTGCAATCAGTGCCCATGCTTCGCCCTCGGAGAGTTCCGCCGGTCTGCTGATCTCACCAATAGCGGCTATGATAGCCCCAATATGCGGGGGAAAGCCCTTGCGATCACTGGCAATGTGGGACTTAACCGCCGCTGCCACAAGGTTAGCCGGGTAGTCTGCCAGCATTTCCGACCACAGGTTCACCACCGCTTCCGCATCCTGCCGTTTCATGTCCCGGTAATAACCTGGGTATGCGGCCTTCAAGATCGACATGACGGCAAGCGTTTCAGATCGGGTCATGCTCTCCCTCCTCTCGCAGCATTTGCAAGAACACATTGTCTGTTTCCCCCTGCGGAAGCTCGTCCTCCCACCTGCGCTGGTTCAGCCATGTCGCAGGGTTTGGGATGTACTGGCCGTTGTTCTCCGTCCATTGGCGGCTCCGCTTCTGTTCAGATATGGCATCCATCATTCGGTCAAAGGTCTGCTTATCCGGCTTGATGCGTTCAAAAGCCTTTTCCGCTGCTCCTTTCCCGACTTTCTTAGGATATTGCGCCCAAAATTCGGCAAACCGGCCCCCTTGGGGGGCATGGGGGGTACTTGGATTCGGATTCGGATTAGGATTCGGA